GTTGAAGGGGCAGGCTTGGAAAGCTTGTAGATCGGTAACACGGTGCCAGGGTTCAAATCCCTGTTCCTGCGCCATAGTTAAAAAACCCGCATAAATAGCGGGTTTTCTTATGCAGTGGTCAACTTTTGGTCAACTTTTTGCGATATTTATCGTGTTTATTAGTGCCTCATTTGTTTGATCTAGTAGGTGTGTATAAGTTTTCAGGGTTTGCTCAATATTGGTATGTCCTAATCTTTTAGAGACAGCAACAATATTCACGCCGCTATTGATTAAAAAGGTAGCGTGACTGTGTCTCAAGTCATGAATTCTTATCTTACTTACTCCACTTATAACTATTCCTTTGTTAAATTGGCGAGATATTTCTGTTGGGGATAGTGGGTGTTCTCCACCGAAAAGGTAGTTACCTGGAGCATCTAGTAAAGGCTGTAACGATGAAAGCAACTTGATATCCATCTGAATTTTTCTTGTATTCTTAGTCTTTGTTGGTTTAAGACCTTCTAATGCACTTCGCTGACTGTACTTAATTGTGATCCAGTCATCTTCAATATCACTCTTTTGTAAAGCGATGGCTTCACCGCGGCGACATCCGGTCCAAAACAAGAATGAGAAAAACAGCTTATATAGTTCAGTATCAACGCTTGAAATAAACTGATTAAATTCATCTACAGTCCAAACGCTCATTTCTTCGTTAATAATCTCAGAATCCGTTTTCTTTAATCTTCTTAAAAGGGTGGATATATTCGGAACGTCATAGACTTCGTTTGCATATTTATATACAGACTTTACGTAAGAGATTGTTACGTTCTTGGTTTGTGTAGAGTATGCAGTATCTTTCGATAGGGCGCTATACCAGTCTGCTAGAGTTGCTCTTTTGATTTTCTTGATAGGAAGTTCATAAAGCTTTGAGAATCGCTTTGTAAAGTGCTCTGTGTGCTGTCTACGGCTTGCTGCGCTTGACTGTCTGTAGTCTTCCCACTGGTGTGAAATGTCTTTGAACGTCAGCTCTCCGACAGTATCGTGTTTTAACCTTTGCGCGTCAGCTTCGGCGTGTAAAGCATCCCGCTTTGTAGCAAATCCACGTTTCTTCCTCCAAGACAATTTACCTGTAATTGGGTTTCGAACTTTGAATACATAGTACCAAAGACCTGTTTTTTTATCTTTTAAAGCAGACATATGTACTCCTTCCTAGGATTTTCTGTAGTTGTTGCTGAAATAATCCGCAAATGCTAGATGCAGAACTTCCATTAAATGCTCACGTTCAGTAGGTGACATCTTATACATTGCGGCTTCAATCTCCGCTAAATACTTTTCTATTTGTTCCATTACTAGGCTCCTTTATGATAAAATTAGGTACAGTAAAAGCACATTGGAGTGAGTTTACTGCGTGTCCGACTGTTGGTAGCAGTCGGATTTTTTTATTTATCTTCTTCGGCTCTTCTGTCATTAATCACAAAAGCAAGCTTGCCAATACATTTAAACGTCTCTACGTTGGCAATAATAGGATTATAAGAAGGATTTTCAGGTAAAAGGATAATCTGCCCATCTGACATAGAAAGACGCTTGCAAGTAGCTATATTATCGTCCACACAGAAGCACCCAATCATACCGTTAGTTACTGATGATGTTTTCTCGAAAATAACTAAATCACCATCATTTATGTTCGCATTTATCATCGAGTCGCCATGTGCATATTGTGCAAAGTATTCCTTTTTAGAACTGAACATTTCGGCTGGAAGGGATACATAGTCGATAATGTTGTCGCCGACAAATCCACCAGTGCCACAGGATATAGAATCATATAGAGGTACTTTAAAAATATTTGGATTAGCAAGAATATCAAAAATCGAATTATCATCTATAACTTTACCAGTTACGTCTGAAACACGCTTGCCAGTAGGTCTGCCATTTTTTATGATTCTTCCTTTTCCGTCAAGTTCAGTATTAATATCGTCAATCCAACCTAACAGCCATGCTGGATTCACTTTTAAGTAGTTGGCTATGATAAATGCTTTATCATTCTTTGGTTCAAACTTTCCGGTTAGGTATTGAGAAATTAAAGCTGACGATAAACCGGTTGCGTTGCATATATCTACAGATTTCTTGCTTCTCAATTTCATTGCATATTTTAGACGTGATGCAAATTCACTTGTATGTTCCATATATTACGCCTCTTTCTACATATAATATAAAGTTTTCTTAGTAAAAAATAAATAGTTAAAATAAAATAATTAAGAAAAATTAGTTTTTTCTATTGACAGCGCGACGATAAGTAGTATCATGGATTTATGAAAACTAAGAAAACTTAGTTTAGAAAGGAGGAAATATGACGGTTGTTAAATTCGACTATTCCAAGTTAAGAGGGAGAATAAGAGAATACTATGGGACTGAGTCGAAATTTGCTGATGAAATGGGGATTTCAACTGTTTCATTAGGTGCAAAACTGAACAATAAGGTTGGTTTCAAAAATAGTGAAATCCTCAAAGCATGCGATTTATTGAAAATTGATTTAAAAAACGCAGGTGATTATTTTTTATGCCAATAAAACTAAGAAAACTTAGATAGAAAGGAGAAGACATGAAAATTGAATACTGGAATGGTTATCAAATCAGATTCATAGAAATCAAAGGTGAGTGGTTTGCAGTTCTGAAAGACGTGTGTGATGCATTAGGGCTCCGCTCGAAAAAGACAGTTGAACGACTTGAGGATGAGGCCCTTAAAAGGGGCGTCACGGTAGAAGACATAAGTGGAAGAATGCAGGAGATGATTTTAATTGATGAGTTTGGCATTTACGACACAATCTTCCGTTCAAATAAACCAGAAGCCAAAGACTTCAAGCGTTGGGTTTATGGCATGCTCAAAGATTTAAGAGAATCAACAGGCTTAAAAGGGTTTGAAGTATTCAGAATGCTCGATAAGGAACATCAGAAAGAAATGATGAGAGAACTTCAAAGCGGATTACGCCATCCTGTACGTGTCGATTTTATCAAAGCAAACACCATCGCCAATAAAGCAATCAGTAATAAACATGGCTTACCGAAGATGGTTAAAAAGGATGAAATGACACCTGAAATGTTAAAAGAGCGTGAGCCAATTCTTGAAGATACCGTTGATTTGATGAAAGCCAAAGAAAGATTTGAACTTAATGACCTATCTGTAAGCAAGAAGATTTATCAGATGTACAACTAGATATTTAGGAAAGGAGAAAGTATGAAATTACCAAAGAAAGTATATATCTGTGGAATTAAGTTTGAAATTGTTGAAAAACCGGTTATCTGCAAAGGTGATACAGGTCTAACACGAGGGCTTGTAAACTTTCTAAATGACACTATTGAGATTGACTCCGAATTAAGTGATGACAGAAAAGTACAAGTGCTTATTCATGAGTGCTTACATGCGATTTTTGACTTATCAGGCAATACCGAGATTTGTACAGATGAAAAAGCAGTACAAAGCATTGCAACTGCTGTGTACTGCACACTTAAAGAAAATAACTTACTTAGTTTTCTTTGAGGATTTCTGTGCTAAAGCACTGCCGGCGACAGACTTTGATTTTGCGCTAGTTCTTCCGTCACGAAGAATACTGGATGCTTTGGTAGCAACTTTAGAAGAAGTGGTTTTGGTATTTTTAGCCATTATTATTCACCTCCTTTCACATCAATTATATGAAAGGGGTTAAGCGAAAGAAAGGAGGAACGTATGGACAAAAAAGTAATCGAAACAATCAATGCATTGTGTGATTGGGTTCAAAAAGAACTGGAAAACATCGACGGAACCGACAAAGAAAGTATCATGCCGGAAATGATTGAAGCATTAACCGAACTAATTAACGCATATAAATGTTACTAAGCGGCAGAAAGGAGAAAGCATGACAACAGATGCCCTTAATGAATTAAAAAAACTATCCAAACCCATATCAGAGTGGATAGAAAAAAATGGCAATCCTAACGTATCAGTACTTATCGGTTTGGAAGACACAAAAGTATTGATAGTTGAAGCTGGATTGCCAACGTCAATCAAGGATTAAACATGTGAAAGGAAAAGGATATGTCGGATTTTGGGTATTTATTTTGCATAACCCTATTAGGGCTATCGGTACTTATGCAACTAGCAATGGCTATATGGGAACTCATTGACTGGTTCAGAAATCGCTAGAGGCTAAGCGTTGGCTTTAAGTTCACACGCTTTAGATTTACGCGCTTAGAAAAATTCCGCCGATTTGTATGAATGATGATTTTGACATTTTCATTAGTTAACTGGCTGATTGTTTTTTCAGGAATTTCAAACTTAACAAAATTCATTGAACTTTGATAACTGTCGAGATTTGTGGGGAATTCGGTTGAATACACTCGTTCGGTTCTTGGGATGTCGGTTTCCGGAAACTTTGGATAGTATCGTTCACTAATCCATTCTTTCAAGAGTTGGCAAGAGTAAGTAATCTTGTCGCTTGTAACTATATCAATAGAGTGAATGGAAATAGGTAAATCGGAAAGATTTGTAAAACGGAATGTTAATACGATACCAGAAAAAGCAACTTCCTTATTAAGAACATCAAATTTAATCTTCGCTAGTTTCCTTACGACATAAACAATCGTTTGAAATGTTGACATTACAAATGCGGCACCAGAAATGCAGTAAAGTATTACATCTTTATTAGTCAAAAAGAACTCAATCATGTAAAAGACCTCCGTATACAAACAGTATAGCAGGAGGTTAGAAAGGAAAGTATGAACGAATTATTAAAAATTGATACTTCAAATGCAGAACGCATCACAGTATCGGCAAGAGATCTATATGAATTCTTAGAAGCAACTGAAAGATTTAACAGCTGGTTTGAACGAATGACACAGTATGGACTGGTTGAAAACACAGATTATACCACCGTAAAAAAATTAACGGAGGTTCCAAACAATGGTGGCATACAAATTAGAGAACTTGACGACTACCAGCTAACCATTGACACAGCGAAACAAATAGCGATGCTTCAGCGTAACGAAAAAGGCACACAGGCTAGAAAGTACTTCATTCAGGTTGAGAATGCATGGAATAGCCCTGAAAGAGTAATGGCTAGAGCCTTGACGATTGCTAACAAGACAATTGAAACCCTAAAGATTGAAAATTCTGAGATGAAGCCTAAGGCAGATTATTTTGATAACTTAGTGGAACGAAATTTATTAACCAACTTTAGAGATACAGCTAAAGAATTAGGGCTAAGACAAACAGACCTAATCAATAACTTAATTGAAGATGGATATGTCTACCGTGATCAAAAGAGCAAGTTAAAGCCTTATGCAAAATACGGAAAGACGGGAAAAGGATTATTTGAACTCAAAGAGTTTAGTAGAAATGATCACTCGGATATTCAAACGCTTATCACTCCAAAGGGTAGAGAAACGTTCAGACTGCTTTATACAGCATAGGAAGTTAGAAAGGAGATGAGATTTAGTGAAAGTCATCAAGGGTACAGAACAACTTATTGCAATGCCTTATTTAAATAAAACAGAAGTAGGAAGGCTTAGCACGTATTCAGGAAGAGACCTAACAGCTCTCTTTGAAAAAGCATTACAGATTGATAAAGAAGAGTTGGGCATCAACTGGATCTACAGCTACAAAGTACGCACAAAGACAGTAGCGAGGTTGATTGGATATAGCCTTAAGGAACTAAAGCTGCTGTATCAGAACGAACAAAAAAGCGCTCCATCCATCGAAAGTAAGGGCGCTTAAGTGACATCCACAAAATGTCACTACCATTTTAACACTAATTAGGAAAGGTAGAACATGAAAACAATTAAATTTAGCGACAAAGCATTCAAACTAGGGATTTGCATTTTCTACGGGGCCTTATTTGTAAAGGTCATCGCATTCGTTCTAGGTATCGACTAATGAAAATGTATTGCGAACACTGTCACAGAATCTTTGCAGATGACGATATGAAATGGAAAAAGGGATATTACGACTATTCTTATCGGTCGTATCCGGTATGCCCTTTTTGCTCATCGGAAGATATAGAGGAAAAGGAAGATGATACAGAAAATGAAGAGTGATCTAGTGATTATAGAAGAAGATTTCCCATCATTTATCACATCTGAAGAAGATAAATACGAAGAAGAATTTAAAACAGATCTAGAACGTATTGAGAAGATACGGAATCTTGACTGGGAAGGGAAACGTAATGAATTTACAGCAAAGATATAACGAAACGAAAGAACAAAATACAATCTTGGTAAATGAAATCAAGCGGTACGAACTCGAAATAGAAATGTTAAAGGAAAAAATAATCAATCTTTCCAATCTTAACCAAAAAGCTTTTGAAGTGAATTTGTCGTTAAGCCATGAAATTCTTTGTTATCAAATGTTAACAAAAGTAAACAGGATGAATACTCTATGAACTACAAAGAATTTTTAAAATCAAAAATAGAACTTGCCACCGATAGTGGGTTTGACATCAGCACAGAAAAGATAAATAAAGCGTTATTACCACACCAAAAAGATGCTGTTAAATGGGCTTTAAAAGGTGGTAGACGTGCATTGTTTGAGTCGTTTGGGTTAGGTAAAACAGTTCAGGAAATAGAGTTCTGTTATCAAGCGATAAAGCATGAAGGTGGCAAGGCACTAATTGTACTTCCGTTAGGTGTAAAACAAGAGTTTACAAAGGATGCTGTAAACATTCTTGGGTATGATAAGCCAATATATTGTAGAACGATGCAAGAAGTCAAAGATTGCACAGGGGATATAGTTTTAACGAATTATGAACGTGTTAGAGATGGCGATATTGAGCCTTCATATTTTACGGCAACATCACTTGATGAAGCATCTGTATTACGCTCTTTTGGTTCTAAAACATATCAAACATTTTTGGATAAGTTTAAAAATGTCAAATACAAATTGGTGGCAACGGCCACCCCGTCACCAAACAAATATAAAGAACTAATACATTATGCCGGCTATTTGGAAGTCATGGATACGGGGCAAGCGTTAACACGTTTTTTTCAAAGGGACAGTACAAAAGCAAACAACTTAACGCTATATCCGAATATGGAAGATGAGTTTTGGCTATGGATATCATCGTGGGCATTATTTATCACGAAGCCAAGTGACATCAATTCAAATTATTCGGATGCTGGTTATAACTTACCGAAGTTGGATGTCAGATGGCATAAGCTACCGCTACTACAGAAAGAAACATTTGATAAAAATGGTTCAATGATGCTGTTTGAAACATCAGGCACAGGGCTATCAGAAGCAGCAAGAATCAAACGTGACAGCATTGATGCAAGAATCGCAAAGGCAAAAGAGATTATTAATGCTTCACCAGAAGATAATTTCATTCTTTGGCATGACTTGGAAGCAGAAAGACATGCAATTAAAGAAGCATTACCTGCAACGGTCGATATATATGGAGCGCAGGATTATGACTTAAGAGAAGAACGTGTAAATGCATTTTCAGATGGTCAAATCAGATTGTTTGCAACAAAGAAAGAGTTATCTGGATCGGGTTGTAATTTTCAAAGGTATTGCCACCGTGAAATATTTGTTGGTATTGATTACGAATTTAATGATTTCATTCAGGCAATACATAGATGCTACCGATTCTTGCAAAAAGAAACGGTGATTATTGACATCATCTATATGGAAAATGAGGCGGAAATCAGACGTGAACTGATGAGTAAGTGGAAGCGTCATGATGAGATGGTCGCAAAGATGGTTGCAATCGTTAAAAAATACGGCTTGAACGAAGCAAACAAGGCACAAAGATTACAGCGTAAGATGGGAGTTGAAACCGTGAAAGTAGAAGGAACAAGATATACCGCTGTCAATGATGATTGCGTTGAAGAAACAAAGAGAATGGAAGACAACAGCGTTGATTTAATTCATACATCAATACCATTCAGCAACCATTATGAATATTCGGCAAACTATAACGATTTTGGACATAACACGTCCACACAAAGATTTTTTATTCAAATGGATTACTTAACGCCAGAATTATTCAGAATTCTAAAGCCTGGAAGAGTTGCAGCAATACACGTGAAAGACCGTGTGCTGTTCGGCAATGCGACTGGAACAGGAATGCCGACAATAGAACCATTTCATGCAATGTGTATCAATCATTACATGAAACACGGCTTTCAATATTTTGGAATGATTACTGTTGTTACCGATGTTGTCAGAGAAAACAACCAAACATATCGGCTTGGCTGGTCAGAGCAATGCAAAGATGGCTCAAAAATGGGCGTTGGTTGCCCTGAGTATGTATTGCTGTTCAGGAAGTTGCCTACAGATAGAACAAACGCATATGCAGATGAACCAGTATCAAAGACAAAGGAAGAATATACACGTGCGCAATGGCAGATAGATGCACATGCATATTGGCGCTCATCAGGTAATAGACCGATAACAAAAGAAGAATTAGAAAATGCGCCTGTTTCAACGCTTCAAAAGATATACAGAAAATACTCACGTGAGAATGTATATGACTATGAAGAGCATGTGAAATTAGCGAAGAATTTGGATAAAAACAATCGCTTGCCGGCTGTATTCATGGTCGTTGCACCGGGCAGTTGGAACACACTTGAAGTATGGGACGATATCAATCGTATGCGAACATTAAATGGCAATCAGAAACGTCGAAATTTAACCATGCACGTATGTCCGTTACAAATAGATATTGTCGAAAGAATAATTAACCGTTACAGTAATCCGAATGATTTAGTTTTAGATCCGTTTGGCGGGCTTATGACGGTACCTATGACAGCTGTAAAAATGGGACGCAGAGGGTACGGAATTGAGTTAAATAGTGACTATTTCCGTGATGGTTGCGGATACTTGGAAATGGCAGAAAGAGAAATAGAATCGCCAACATTATTCGATTTGATAGGAGAATGAAAATACGAGGAAATCAAATGGAGAAATTAACACTTTATAAAAAGCCATTTAGCGGAGATCCAGCAAAGGATAGACATAAGTTTATTGGTGGAAGTGATGCTGGAACGATAATGAATGTCAATCCGTGGAAATCTCAATATGAATTATGGCTTGAGAAAACTGGTCAGCTTGAACCGGATGATATTAGCGATAAGCTACAGGTTTGGTTTGGCACAGAAGAAGAGGAAATCGTAGCTAAGCGCTTCTGTTTAGAAACAAGCAAATCTGTACGACGTTCTAACATGACATATCTTTGCAAAGAATATCCATTCTTAGCTGGACATGTTGATCGTATGGTCGTTGGAGAAAATGCTGGTTTGGAGTGTAAGACAACGTCTGCATGGAATAAGACGGCGTATCAGGATGGAGAGATCCCGCCACAATACTACTGGCAGTGTATGCATTACATGATGCTGACAGGATGTGAGAAATGGTACATCGCAGTAAAAAAAGATAACACGCAATTCCATATCCTTCAGATTGACCGAAATGACGAGCATATAGGCGCGTTATTAAGCGCAGAACAAGCGTTTTGGGATTTGGTGGTAAATAATACTGCCCCAGATATAGACGGCTCAGAAAGCACGTCTAACGCGCTCCAGAAACGTTATCAAAATGATACACAAGATGTGATTGATCTAAGCTACTCAAGCACAGTTACACAATGCTTACAGTCCATTCAAGATGTAGATGTACAGATAGATGCTTTGAACAAAATTAAAGCGGAGTATCAAAACAAAATTAAAGCAGAGATTGGCGAGCATGAAGGTGGATTCACAGCCGCATACAAAGTCTCATGGAAAACGCAAAATAGATCATCAATCGATGCCAAACGATTAGAAAGTGAGCATCCGGAGATTTACCAAAAATATCTAAAAACAAATCAATCAAGAGTATTTAAAATAACAAAAATCAAGGAGAAAACATTATGACAGAAATTAAACAGGCAGTTACACCATCTGTACCAGCAACAAATAAAACAACGAATACAGTAGCAAACGCAAAGAAATTACAATTCAGTGCATTATTAAAATCTGATGCAGTACAACATAGTTTATCTGGAACGCTTGGAGATGCTATGAAGACAAAGACATTCACATCTTCACTTATTAGTGCGGTTAGTACAAACGCTCAGTTAAGAGAATGTGACGGAATGTCAATCATTAGCGCAGCATTACTCGGTGAAAGCTTAAAGTTATCACCTTCACCACAATTAGGACAGTATTACATGGTACCGTTTAACGATAAAAATAAGGGCAAAGTAGCAACGTTCCAACTTGGTTATAAAGGAATGTTGCAGCTAGCAATCAGATCCGGACAGTACAAACGCATTAACGTATTACCTATTAAGGAGGGCGAATTAGTTAGTTATAACGCACTTGATGAAAAAATCAAGGTAGAGCTAATTAGCGATGAAGTTGCAAGAGAAAAGACACCTACAATCGGATATTATGCAACATTAGAACTCATCAACGGATTCAAAAAATCTATTTATTGGTCAAAAGAGAAGATGGTAGCACATGCTGAAAAATACAGTATGGGATATAGAGCACATAAAGGATATACATTTTGGGAAAAGGACTTCGATGGTATGGCTCAAAAAACAATGTTAAGACAACTAATTTCTAAGTGGGGAATTATGTCTATTGATATGCAGACAGCATATGAAAATGATATGACAGTACAGCCTTCAATTAACAATACGGATGAAGAAGATGCTATCCACTTTGATACAGTAATCGATGCAGAAACTGGAGAAATCCATGAATGATATCATCATTACCGTTCCAGGTGAGCCAAAGGGAAAAGGGAGACCACGTTTTACAAAGCGTGGTTTCACTTATACCCCAAAAGATACAGCAGATTATGAGCGAAAAGTTAGATTCTGTGCACAGGAATCATTGCCGATTGGATATCAGCCAACTGATACAGCATTAAAGGTTCAGATACTTGCATACTTTCCAATTCCAAAATCATTTTCAAAACAAAAACAGCGTGATGCGATTGCATGCAAGCTGCTACCAACTGTTAAACCTGATTCAGATAACATTGCCAAGATTATTCTTGATAGCTTGAATGGCTTAGCATTCCTGGACGATAAGCAGGTAACAGAGTTGTATGTGTACAAAGCATATGATGACAATCCAAGAGTAGTAATTAGATTATCAGAAGCAAATAAGGAGAGTCACCAATGATTAATAGTGTAGTTTTGGTCGGTAGACTAACTAAGGATGTTGAACTCAGAAAAACGCAAAGCGGATTATCCGTTGCATCGTTCACAGTTGCGTGTGATAGACGATTATCGCAAGAGCAAAAGAACAATAACGAGCAATCAGCAGACTTTATTAACTGTGTTGCGTGGCGTGGAAGTGCAGATTTCTTAGGTAAGTATGCACGCAAAGGTGATACGGTCGGTGTTGAAGGAAGAATCCAAACACGTAACTATGATCGTGATGGTCATAGAGTGTATGTAACTGAGGTATTAGCAAACTCAGTTAACTTATTGCACAGTAAGCAAACAGTACAATCACAAGAACAAGCGTCATATGAACCACAAGCAACACAGGCATCAAAACCACAGCAAATGTCAGACTTCGATTATCTTCCTAATGTGGAAGTAAGTTCTGATGATTTACCGTTCTAACAACAGGAGGCACAAAGCATGGCAGAAAGAAAATACTATTGGATCAAGTTGAAAAAAGACTTTATGAGTAGCGATGCTGTTGACTTCCTGATGTCACAGAAGAATGGTGCTGAATATGTTGTTCTCTATCAAATGTTATGCCTAATGGCAATAAAAACAAACGGGAAACTTGAGCGACAACTTAATGAAATTATCATCCCTTATGATGCAGAAAAAATACAGCGTGACACTAAATACTTCAACATAGACACAGTCAGAACTGCATTACAGCTTTATAAGCATTTAGGGCTTATATATATAGACGATAATAATTGCTTGAACATTGCTAAATATGATGAGCTGGTAGGCTCTGAAACAAAATGCGCAGAAAAAAAGAGAAATTATCGAAAGAAAAAGCTACTTGAAATAGGGACAATGTCCGAGACTTTGTCTATCCCTATGTCCGATAAGATATAGAGAAAGATAAAGATATAGAGATAGATATAGATATAGATATAGATAAATAAATATAGATAGTGCATACATATATAAGAAATATAAATAGTGTGTGCTGGCGAAAGTTGCAACTTTTATCTATATTAGGAGGATTTTCGAAAATTGGAAAAATCACAAGTAAGAAATTTGTTGAAAACTTTGCGATTGAGATATCCAGAATATTACGCAAGAAAAACAAAAAAGGAAATTATTGATATTTTTAACTCTTTTGTTGTCACACTTGCAGATGTTGATCAGATTGCTGTGGCAGGAGCGTTAGATAGTTACTTCAAAAGTGGTAACGCAAATTATCCTCCTACAGCCGCACAATTAAAATCAAAGGTCATGGCAATGCCTGAGTACATGTGGAAACAAGCTGTGCAAGAGATGCAGGATAAATTAACACTGCAGATAGAAACTCAAAAGAGAACAAGAAGAGGAATATTGCTAGATTGCGCTGTGCTTATCGTTACACATGATGTTGATACAAAAGATGAATTAGTGAAGTGGTGGAATACTTACGCAGATTACACACCACTAACAGATGAAGAAATAGAAAAAGTGTGGAACAAAGCGCATGGAACTAACATTTGTTGATTTATTTGCCGGCGTTGGAATGGCACGCATGGGAATGGAACAAGCCGGCTTTGAATGTGTATATACATGTGAATTTGATAAACACAAGAGGAAAGAATATGAAATCATACACGGAAACGAGCCAGAGGGTTGCGACATCAGATATGTACGAGCAGCTGACATTCCAAGAGCAGATGTTTGGTTCTTTGGCGCACCCTGTCAAGACTTCTCACTCGCAGGACTTAGAAAAGGACTGGGGGGGGACAGATCAAGCCTTATTAGCGAAGTCTTTAGGCTCATCGAAGAAAAAGCAGAAGATAAACCCGAATGGTTGGTCTATGAAAACGTTAAGGGAATGCTATCAAGCAATAACGGATGGGATTTCTTATCCATACTGCTTGCAATGGATGGATTGGGGTATGACATCGAATGGCAGACTCTCAACACAAAAAATTTCGGACTGCCTCAGAATAGGGAAAGAGTGTACACTATCGGACATTTTAGAAAATGTGGTTGCAAGCAAATACTACCTATCACAAAGGACAGTGGACAAATTGATAAGTTGGGAGAGCAAATCAATTCAAACACTATCACCGCAAGATATGGAAACGCATTGTCAAACGGAACGTACATTGTTGAAGGTAATGAACGTAAACAGACGAGCATAAATCAGGTTGCAAGTCTTAATTCAGATAAAAGGTTCAACCCTAATCAATACAGAGTTTATGGAACGGATGGTTTATCACAATGCTTGAATACAATGCAAGGTGGTGGAAGAGAACCGCATGTATTGGTTAACTCAAATGAATGTAAAAAAGACGGTGTATTTATCCAAGATGGCAAAGAATATACAATCCGAAAACTCACACCGAAAGAATGCATGCGACTTCAAGGCGTACCTGATGAATACACAGACAAACTCATTCAAGCAGGTATATCAGATAGTCAAATCTATAAAGCAGCTGGTGATGGGTTATCAGTACCAATAGCAAAAGAAATCGGTGAAAGGATAAGGAAAACTTATGAAGAATAAAGAAAAATATAATTTACGACAAATTGACATCTCTACAAAAACAAAAGATGGAAAGATACTATTCTTTGAATTGAAGATTAGAGGTAAAACAATTTACCAACAAATCTATCCATACGGAGTGTTTGCGTGTGAGGCGATGGAAGGGATGATTGGATGGCTGGAAGAGGAATATGTTCCAGATATTCTAACTGATAAAGAAAAGGATTATTTATCTGCTGTAATTAAGCCGTTTAGAAAAGATGTCGAAAGTGTTAAGAAACTTGAAAATTACTACTCGGCACAGGGATACATACGTATAGCGATGAAAAAAGGTACTGATTACTGTTCACTTCCTTGGTTTCGTAAAGACACAATGTATAAAGGGATGGAAGCGAACAAAGTATACACATTAGAGGAACTTGGGCTATGAGCAAATATATAGTCCCAATGGAAATTCCGAAATATTGCGATGATTGCCCGTTTGGACACCTACATTATTTTCGCCTTTTTTGGACGAGTGGTAGTGTGACAGACCCAATAGACAAAAAAGAAAACAAGCCTGATACATACGGATATGTTTGTAACGTTGATTTTTCGAAAAACGGGAAATATACCAAAGTCATGCGTGCAAAATGCGGGAAAAATATTAAAAAGCCGAAGTGGTGCAAATTGAAGGTGGTGGAAGAATGAATGATATTCTTTATCAATTGTGCAGACATAACGTTTCAATTATGGGTGGTTGGTATCCATTTCCTGCACGTTTAATCGCCGAACACTTAAATTTAACGGTAAATCAAACACGTTATAGATTGAGAAAACTTAAAAAGTCGGGCTTAGTTGAGTCTTGTTGTGAATTGTTAGGTGATGAAGAAGATGGTTACTTTCCCTATCACGGATGGAAAATAACAGATAAAACGAAAGAAACAGAAGAGTATAAAAAGGCTCAGGAAGAAGAAAGAGCCTTATGTAAGAAATGTTTTGACATGGATATAGGAGAACAAGAATGAGCAAATATACAGAAGCAATATCAAGCATTTACTTTACCATGCATAATCGAGTAAAGCCTAAAACATTAGGACATTATGAAGATAAAAATCTTGAATTGTTAGAAGAACTTGCGAAACGTGCTACACCGAAGAAACCTGATGTAAATATCAACAATGGATATTGCCCTAATTGTCATCAAGCGTTTGGACTTGAACGAACAAAAGAAGCAATGCTTAGACCACGTTGGTTTAGTTTCTGTCCGTATTGCGGGCAAGCATTAGATTGGAGCGAGTGATGAATAGATATCAAGAAGCGTTGCTAGACATTCGATATATTTATGAACAATCGCAAAAATATAAAAAGTTGCAAAAGTATAATGGAAAACAACAATTAAAAACCTTACAAGAATTAGTTGATAAGGCTACACCGAAAGAACCTAACTTTGAACATTCAGGACACCGAAGCCCTGATGGCGTTTCCACAATTGTGTTTGCTAAATATACATGTCCATGTTGTGGAAATCGTATCACTGACATAGATAGATTTTGCCCATGTTGCGGGCAAGCGCTAGGAGTGTTTTGGAAATGATTAGTTCATTAACGTTTGAAGAAATTAAAATTGGTGAATGGTATTGGGATGAAGTAAGCAAGATTTATTTTGAGTGCATTGATAAACGTGAATACAAAAAAACATATCAATCCGACTTATTTAATCAAGAAATTTTTGAAAAAATACAGGAAGTTGTACGTGTATATCCCAAAAATGCGAAATACGGTGAATACATAAAGTTTAGCCAAGACAGATTTTATAAACACAAAGAAGATGTTGATAGATTGGAGTGAAGAATGAAACCTGAAATATTAAAAAAAGCAATTCAATTGCAAAAAGAAATAGATGAATTAGAAGAAATTAGAGACTGTGGAATTAGATATCTTGTAAAACACATATTATCTGGGAAATGTGCAGAGTACAGAAGCAGTTGGTTTAGTAGAGAGTATGAAATTCCATCGTTTTTACAGTTCCGAATACGTGGATTAATCTCTGATGAAATCGAAGCAAGAAAAATCATGCTTGCAGATTTGGGGGAAAAATAATGTTTTTAACAGGAGCCATCTGCTTTATAGCAGGATACTTTCTTTGCTTGGTTGTAGTTGCCGCTGTAAATGTGGCAGGAGGAAATGACAGATGATTTTTAAAAAAGATGCAGAACGTGACCGATTAAAAGAACAAGGTAGAGAGCTATACGAGAAAATCGAAGCAACCAAGAAAGCCATGAGAAACAATCAACATACAGAAATAAACAGCTTTGATTTATTTCTTATGGAGCAGAAATTAAAACATATCATAGAGAAGCTTCTACACTACGATGATTAGGAGGAAAGTAAGGAATGATTAACGAAGATCCATATAGAGAAGACCTGCAAGTGATTGATCGTGAGCTACGCAATCACTACGAATACAAGAAACAACTTGAAGAAGTTAATGAGCGAATTGCTGAGATTGATGCACAGTTAACTTCGATTGGTAGTCCTAGAATCGTTAGCCCAGAAGAAGCAAAGTACCAAAAAGGTACTAGGATTTACAGCGACATCAATATGCTTGAACTATTCCAGGAACAGGACCAACTTATAAAGCAAAAGCAAGACCTGCTTTACTTGATCAGTCGTGTACAGGTGAAGCTAAATAAGTTGGATGAGGTAGATATGCAGCTAATCGAGCAGAGGTACAAGTATAAAAAGACTTTAAGGGAGTTGGCGCAGAATACCTATAACGGCAAAAGCACAATGTCTAGAAAACTGGATGAAATTTTGATAAAAATCACAAAATGATGTAGAATCCTAATTATTAGATGTTAAAATCTAGATGTGAACAGAGGAGAGATTATGAAAAAGAAAGGATATAGTGCTAGTTATGTTGCCAAATGGTTTTTAAACTACAATCGACTAATTATGAGCGAGAGCGATGCAGACTTGATTTCAAATTTAAAATTACAAAAACTTTTGTATTATGCACAAGGTTGTTTTTTAGCTTACTTTGATAGACCGCTTTTTAATGAACCGATTGTTGCCTGGGAACATGGGCCAGTTGTTGAATCGGTTTATCAAGAATACAAAGCTAATCGCCATTATGTGCCTTTAACTGGTGATCCGAATGCTGATGCAGATGTTGATATTATCTCAGGCGCTGGCTCAAATGCACTCAACATTGCCCGAGATAAAACATTGAAAGGTCGTACAAGTTCTGAGGCTGAAGATGCGATTGATGCT